TCCAGTAGCGGTGGCTTACTGGTCAACGTATCGGTTTTGTTTGCGTAGATCGTTACCAGTGGAATCTGCCCAAGCGAAAAATCGCCTGATTCAACCAGCTCGTACTGCGACGTAGCGTCGGATTGATCGAATGCAGAGGGGTATGGGAACTGCCCTTGCATCTCTTTCTTTTGCTCTTCTTGCCGGAAGATGCGATAACGACCTGGCTCGATGACACGTACTTGGTCATAAACCTTTTCTCCGAACTCGCCGTCAGGGACTACAGCTTTTTCCCCAATCCGAACTTGTGTAAGGTTTCCGTAATTGGATTCGCGGTCCAGTCGCCAACCGTAGACGTTGGTTGGATCCACCTCAATCCAATAGGGCCGACGATTAAGAGCACGCTCCTCTGCAAGACTTCTCGCGCCCGAAGGCGCAGGAAAATCAACCAGCGTGTGACAGTGCCCATACGTCAGGGCACAAATCAAGAGTCGTCGAGCGTACTCATCTAAATCTGAGCCGCACCCGTCAACGTCTTTGTTGAATACATCTGTCCAATACGGATCACCTTGGACACTAATTGGTTTCCGCAGGATCAACCCAGCGGCTGCCCGCAATAGACGTTGCGTGTAAGGCGTAAAAACTGAGCGATTTACCCGCGATAAATACGCGGAATAGTCCTCACGAGGCTCTAGAGGCAAAAATGTCTCACAATTTTCACGTAGATATTCCGTTCCAGAAGTCACGGCCTTCATGATCTCCCAGCCCTTCATCTGGTCAACCACGGCCCGTGTTCGCACAAACGGACTGTCAACACTTCCCATGTAGGAAGAGCTGACGAGATGCGTTCTAACGAGACCAGGAACGGAGTAAGTCATGACACCTCAGAGTTGAGCTATTAACAGCCCCATCGACGACGGGCCGCTTTACCCCGTTCACCAGTCCAATTACGACTTCGAGCGCAGAAAGAACGCTTACGGG